TTGCTTACCGACACAAAATTAAGAAAAGCTCTTGGCAAAAAGAGAGACCAGATCGAGGTCATATCGGACGCTCATGGTCTGAATGTCCGGTTGTCTACTTCCGGCAGTATAACATTCTTTTACCGCTACAGATGGAACGGGAAAGCCGCTCAGCTAACGATTGGCGATTATCCCACCACCTCCTTATCTCAAGCTCGCGAACGTAGACAGCAGTTCAGGGCCTGGTTGACAGAAGGACTCGATCCGAGACGGCAAACAGTTCTGGAGAAACAGAAAAAAGTCGAAGCGCTCACCGTTAAGGAGGCTTTCGATTACTGGGAAAAGTATTACTGCATCCCTGAAGGTCTTGTGAAAATCAAGGTTAACCGGCGGGACTTCAATAACCATATAGCGCCTGTGCTGGGGAACATGATTGTTGATCAGACCACTAAAGCGCACTGGCTTAACCTTTTTGATGGCATGGGGCGAAGAGTTGTCACTGGTCAGATGCTTGGGCTGATGCAGCGTACGTTCCGTTTTTGCTCCAATCGAGGGGTCATTAATGTGAACCCAATTGAGAGCCTTAGGCGCTCTGACGTAGGTCTCACAGCATCCGTAAAAGATCGCAGATTGAGTGATGAGGAAATCAAAACAGTTTGGAACATCCTTCCTGAATTGAAGTACAGACAACAGCTGATAATGAAGTTTCTCATCATGACTGGCTGCCGGAGTACGGAGATCAGGACAGCAAGATGGGAGTGGTTCGATTTCCATGAGCAAACGTGGACCATTCCGGCAAGCGATTATAAAACCGGGAAATCGGTCAGAAGGGCACTTCCCGAGGCAGTAGTAAGAATGATGTTAGCAGAGAAGGAAACGTCAGTTTCAAAGCACGTTGTGACACTGTCACGATACAGAGGGCCAGAAGATGACAGACCGCCTCTACAACCAAACGTCGCTCTGTTTTCTGCTCAGATTATAGCTAAAACAGGCATGAAGCCCTGGTCTCTCCATGACCTCAGACGAACAGTGGCGACACGCCTTTCTGAATTAGGTGCGCCGCCACATGTTGTGGAAAAACTGCTTGGCCATCATATGGCAGGTGTCATGGCACGTTATAACCTGCATGATTATCTGGATGATCAGCGTCACTGGCTTGCTGTTTGGCAGGATCACCTTGAGAAGCTGGTTGGTCAGCCTCTGGTTTGATCCCCACGTTATCTTCCCAGGCCAACAAGTCTGAAAGTCTCCACCTTTTAGGGCTGCCATTTATTTTAGGCTGCGGGAATGGCTGAGCAAAGTAAGAGGGCATCCGGGATGGGGTGCTCCAGAAATAAAGTGTGCTGCGCGATATTTTGTATCTGGACAGAACGTCATCGGTTATCAAAATTTCATCTGATTTATGAGATGTATTAGTCATAAAAACCCCTTAGTTACATTGTCCAGGCAGATGGTGTAGCCGGCGCGCGCAGCTCATGGCTGTGGCCACATAGCTACTTTTTCTGTTAACAACTTCTACAGTGATCTTTGAGCCTTGAACCACCACCGTATAAGTTCTCTTTGTTTTCTGTCGCCCGTAGGCTCCATAAAGCTCAACGTGTTTTGCCAGTGCCGCATCGCACGCCTGGCGGCCCAGTGGTGATTGTTTGCTTCGGTTAATCAGTCGCATATTCACCTCACACAAAAACATCAACTGGATCGCCAGCTGCGCGCGCGTTGTCGTTCGCTTCACGGCGGAGGCCGAGAACATAGCCAACGGGATCCCAACTGGACAGAATTGCATTGAGCTCTTTATGGCTGTGCCAGGTTGTCAGGCGCTTTTTAAGCTCGCAGGCGCAGGCGCGCACGTTCGCCCGGGTGGGGCCGGCCATCTTCATGCACAAGCACAAAGTCAGAAGCAGATCCGAATATTCGTCGGCGGCTGCGCGCAATGCTGCCGGGTCGATGCTGGCTTCCAGCTCGGGCAGGCGGTGTTTCAGGCTCATTTGGCACCTCCCTTACGACGAAGAGCCATTCTCAATCTGTTTTTCGCCAGTCTGGCTTTGCGTTGTGCGGGCGTTTCACGTTCGCGAGCGCGCGCATTTGATTCACGATTACGGCGGCGCCTGGCGTTGAGTGATTCGTCTTCGCTTCGTAAATGCATCCTAGGTTCCCCGTCCATTGGCTCGGGCCACTGGCGCGCCTTATTTACCGCGAGCTTATCGATCATCGCCTGGGTAATCTGCTCGTCAGTGATTCCCGCTCTGCGCTGGGCATCCCACATCAGGAACTGCATATCAGCCCATTCGCTGTGGTCGTTAGGTTCCGCGGCAGCTTCAAGCGCTTCTATGCTGAGGTGTTTCAGTGGGCCAGCCGGACCAACATTGCCGAAGGTGGCATGTGACCATTCAGCGTGTTCGCGGCGAACCTGATTGCGAGCAAATGAGAACTCCCCCATCAGCGCTGCCAATGCGATTTCAGTAATACGCAAATACAGGGCCGCGCGGGACGGATTGCTGAATTCACCCTCTTTTAAAAACTTCGATATTTCCGCCACGTCAGCACGGCACACGGCGATTAATTGCTCATTAGTGAATGTGGCGATATCAGTCATTCCAGGCCTCCAGCTCGTTCTGGATTTCTTCATCGATCTCGTCATTTGTGGCTTCTTCGTCCAGGTAATCACGCGCTTCTTTGAGGTACTGTTCCCGGCGTTCGTCATACCATGCCGAGAACTCAGGGGACCAGCCATCAATCGTGCCGTCATAGTCAACCTTGGCGTTACGTTCAGCCATGCTCTCGACCATGCTGTAAGCGGTGGTAAGCGCAGCTTCGCGGATATACCCACGCAGATCGCGCTTACGCCAGTAGGGGTTAACTTTTGAATCACAAAAAGGTTTGAATTCCACTTCCCAGCGACGTATGCATCGTGCATTCAGTGATTTGCTCATATCGTTACCGGGAGGGCGAACCCTCCCGCCTCCCTTAGCCCACGTATTCCGGTTTCATGTCGTCCAGGGTGATGCGGAACTGGTCATACAGTTCATCACCGAGGTGGCGGCGCGATGAGGTCAGGGTGCTTTCTGCCTTCGCGAATAACGCTTCGGCTTCCGGATCCCCCGGGTTAGGAAGTGAATTTATGGCGGCCTCAACTTTGTTCTTCGCATCAACAAGGTAGTAGCGTTTCACCGCCTTACTTTTCAGTTCGGTATACAAAGCAGTACCCAGCAGAGCTTTCTGTGATTCGATGTCTACACGAATGGCTTTGGCCTGGTCCACTGAGTCAGCTGTATCAATCCGCTCTCGGAGTTCGTGAGCAACAGAGTCAACGTTAGATGCAGGCTCTTGCGTGCTGGTGGAATCGCCAACGGAGTGTGTTATCTCATTCAGCGTGACCTTTTCTGTCTGCGCCGGGTTGATAACCCTTTCTTCGCGTTCGTCAATTTCATCGGCGGTATAGACCCCGAGGATCACATCCGGGCAGTACAGTCGCGCCCAACGTTTAACGGCGAGATAGGCCAGTTGCTGACGGGGGTCGCTCGCCCACAGTGTAGAGTTGCGGACTTGTGCCTGCGAAAGCATCAGCACAAGCTCGCGAGGTTCTGATTCTCCTTTGAGCGTTGCCCAGGCGCGGACGCCCACGCCAGCTTCATCTTGCAAATCCCAGCCCGGCGCGATGTAGTCGTTACCTTTGCCGCTGGTTTTTTTAATGAAGCGGCCAACGATATTTTCCCATGCACCAAACCATTCAAAATGGATCCGGTCTTTGGTTGGAGCCATGGTGTTAATTACCGCATTCACCAGTTGTGCCTCATAGCCAAGCACACCTGAGTTACCCACGATGAAGGTTTTCTGTGCCACTGCAAACGGATCCATACCCCAACGCGCTGCCTGCATCACTACAGCCATGCACGCATCTGGTTTCCCGCGATAATGCTCAGGCACGAAGTTTCCACTATTGGCCATTACTTCCGAGAGCGTGCGCAGGCGGTTGAACAATTCACCGTTCGTCAGGATAGAAACGTTGTCGATCTTCTGGGTCTGGTTTTCAGTAGTTGCGACTAAATTGGACATTGTTATTCCCCCTTATGCCTGTACGCGCAGCGCTTCGAGACGGCGCATATCAAAATCGTTAAGTTCTTCGGTGTAGTCTTCGGTAATCGGCGCCGGCCATTCGCCAGTGTCGAAACCGTTCGCGATGGCACGCATTGCTTTGCGATATTCCAGCATGCCGAGTTCCAGCAGTTCTTCGGATGCCTCGATGATGGCGATCCAGTGGTAGTTCTCGTCTTTGTTGACGAATATCCAGAAGAACTGGTCAAGGGCTGCGGTTTCGCAGTACATAGCCGCGCTCAGGTGGTAATCGCGCTCGATGATTTCCCGGTGCAATTTGGCGCGCAGGCCTTCCTGCTTGATGTTCCACATGCTGATGGTTTTCAGGTCCGCACCGATGCGCAGGCCGCCCATGTCTATCTCAAGGTCAGGACGCACACGAACTTCCAGCCCGGTTTCCTCATCAATGCCGAAATAACTCACCTCGACGGCACGGCTCGGGTGCGTCAACAACTTGCCGGCGGTAGGGTGATTCAACAGTGCTTTCTGAATGGCCAGTGCCGTAGCCAGCTGCTGGCGGGTAACCAGCACTTTTCCTTCAGGGTTCTCGCGCCATGCATCCAGCAGTTCATCGGCAAATACGGCATCCGGCTTAACCGATTTCACGGCCTGAATCAGATCCGCCTTAGTACCTGATACTTTCAGCGGCTGCGCCTTCTGCGCTTCCTGAGCAACCATGTCAGGGTTAATGATTGCCAGCTGTTCCAGTAAGGCATCGCGGCTGCCGCTGGTTTTAACTGGTGAGGGCTTCTGCATTTCCTGAGCAACCAGATCCGGATTGATGATTGCCAGAGTTTCCATAAGCGCTTCCCGGCTGCCACTGGTTTTGAGCTGTGGCGGCAGGGTGGCGTTGAATTCCTTGATACAGGCTTTCATTGCAGCCGCGGTCTGTTTCTGGCCTTCTTCAATGCGCTGGAAATCAACTGGCAGAGACATGTAGCTCTGTCCTGTTTCGTTGATATCGTTCCCCAGAGCGGTCTGCGCTGGCAGACTAGCGTTGTGTTCTTCAATGAGTGCTTTGATCTCATCGGTGCTGAGGGGGGCGATCAGGCTGGCGTTGTGCGCCTCCAGCAGCGCCTTGATGTCGTCAGCACTCAACAGCGGCGGAAGCCCATTGTTGTATTCGTCGATAAACGCGCGGATCGTCGCCGTCGTGGTGAAGGCGCCTTCCGGGATTTCCGGCTCGATACTGAATTCTTTTTCCAGTTGATCAGGCTGCAGCGCCAGTGCATGCACCAGATTGCCCATATCCAGAACAGGAGAGCGCACCTTCTGGATGGTTTTGGATACGTGGCGCGCCTCGAAATACATCAGCGATACCCGAGCATCTTTAACCATCGTGGAGCTGATGCCGTTAGCGGCGTGGTAGACCTCATTTGGCACGCCTTCATATCGACCAGGCTCGAAATACTCCGGCCATGCTGGCGCTGCTTGTTCAGCCTCTTCCTCTTCATCGCTATGAGCACTCTCGGAAACCTGGCTTTTCAGCACTTCGGCGGTAAGATCCGGGCAGCGTTCAGCCAGTATTTCGCTCATGTTCACGGCAGTTGTTTGCGCAGGAGGTTCATCAGCGCCTTCGCCTGTTGATACCGAACTATCAATTTCGTTTTTGACTGACTGATCCGCTTCCATCTGCACATTGCTGGTGGTTCCTTCTTCGGTGGCATTAGTAGCCGGTGAAGTCATAAGGCCTTCAATTGAAAACATTCCGCCGCCGAGATTGGCAATTTCCGGGGATCGGGGTTTGGTCAGGTCTTCGGTTATCCACTTCGGATCCGTGGGGTCACTGATACCTTCGACATATTCGCCGCGTTCGGCGGCTAGAACCTGATTAGCGTCAGGGCGTTTCTTTTGAGCTTCTTTCACCAGTTCGGTGCCAATTTCCTGAAAGTCAGTTGGGAGAGTTTCCAGGTCAGGCACACCTTCATCTCCATCGATATCCTTTTTCACAGCGTCCAGAGTGACGGTGGCAGATGAAACATGACCAGCTTTCTCAAGCGTCTCAGCAGAAGGGGTGTCATGCTTATGCTCAGTCAGGTTCGCATTGATATAGGTCTGCAGACTTACCGGGAAATGATGAATATCGCTGGTGGCGCCACGAATAAGGGCAAAAATGGCTGCGCGTGAATAATCCAGGATGCCTGCGACCTTGCGCAGCGCTGCAGACCATTCTTTGAACGGACTTTCTTTCTTCTGAACGATCTCTTTGGCCCGGCGGTGAATTGATGCCGGGAAATTGTAGATATCGAAATCCATTGGCATTGTGGCCAGGGCTATTTCTACATCGAGCGTATCAAGGGTATGGGTGTAGTCAGGGTTGCGATCGGTTTTATTACCGCCGCCAGCATTAGTTCCTGCATCAGTTTTCAAAACCGAAGAAATGCAGTTACCGGCAGCCCATTCCCTGGTGAGAATGCCGCGGTCGATCGCGTTCGTGGCGAACCACAGCTTTGCAAACTGAATACGTTTGCCGAGCTCATGCCGTTTCCCTTCCGGGAAGACTTTTTTATTGGCGCTGGTGAATTTCCAGAGCGTCGGCATATCGTATTTTTTGATTTCAGGGATATTCTCGGCGGCCAGAATCAGATCCTGGACGGCTGCGTTATCAGTGTCCATTTCCAGAACTGACAGCTCCTGCCGGTGAGGCATGCTGATATGATAAACGTGACTCTCTTCGGCCATATACTGCGCCAGCAGCTGAGCGCGAAAGGGGAGTTCTGCCACGTTAAAAAGCGCGCTTGAATCGTCCTGGTATTCATCGCTACCGAAAGTTTCCACGGTCTCATCTTGTGCCGCGTCGCCAGTAGTATTGGCATCAACCAGCTCTCCAGTAACGGCCTCAGAGGATACTCCGGCATTATCGCCGTGATGAACATCAGCAGGCGCCAGTCCTGGCTTAAGAGTCCAGGTGCGGCCATCGTCGCCGAGCTGGTAGCGTTCGCACCATGAGTAATCGAGAACACCCTCCGCTGGCAGGTCGTTGAATACCGGGAAATCGGTGCGAATAGGTTTTTGATAGTCTTTGCCGCGGCCTGTTTCGATCCCAGCGTCTTCCAGATCGACGTCGAGCTGCAGTAGAGCGCGGGCTTCTGATTTATTAGTGCGCCAGATTACGGCATCAGCTTTACCCGATTTTTGAGTCGCTTTTATCAGATAAAAATATTCCATGTGATAGCCTCTATTTTGGATGTAGAATCCCCCGGGCCATTGGTAGCGCCCATTCAGGGTGGTCATTGGTTTTGGTAATTTCCGGTGTAACTTTGGTCGGTGGCACCGGACGTACAGCCCGCTTCGGCGGGTTTACGTTAGCCCTCGTGAGCCATCTGGTCGTGAGAGGCGCAACGTTCAGAGCAATACTCTTTTTCTTTCCGTGCTAGCTGGTTCCCCTGGAGGTACAACAGGGTGCTTACCACTGGCTTTCCCTCGATTGCTTTACTGCAGTAACCGCATTTCTTCTGCATTCTTCCCCCTACATTTGCACCGTGAACCCGGCCGGATGCTCGTCCAGTAAACCTTTCAGTGGATAACATTCAGCTTTCACGTGTTGCTCTTCTGCAGCTGCCTTGCAGTCATTCTCAGTATCGTAAACCCCGAGCAGGACATCCTGATTACCGCCCGTCAGCATGCTAACGGTGAGAACCAGAGCAAACATCGTGCTCATGAAGGGTCTCCTTTTTGCGCGAGCATGTAGCACACCCGGCGGATGAAAGCTGACAGCGGACTTAAACGAACAGCCTGCTGACGAGCGGGTTTGCGTGCGAAATCATTCATAGAAACAATCCCCTCAGTGCGTTGAAAAACCCGATCCAGATGAAGAGCCCAATTACTGCTGAAATGACCATGGCTCTGATACCGTGCTTGCTCATTTCAACTCCTCATGTATGCCTGTCTTTTAACCACTTCAGGCTCGGTGGTATGCTGGTAGTTCTCACACAGCCAGCAAGGAAATAAAAATGTCAAAACTGACAACGATGAAAGTTGCTTGCCCTGATTGCGGAAGCGAGATGCTCAAGCGTCCCGATGATTTCGACTTTGATACAAATTTTGTTGGCGTCAGTTGTGCCAACTGTGGTCGAGAAATCACTAAGGACGATGTCGTTAAGCAAGGGACGGATGTTGTCAAAAAGCAGGTTGACGACATTCTCAGGGATGCCTTCAAGGGAACGGGCTGGAAGCTCAAGTAACCCCAGTAGTTCCTCGACCTGATTGATTACTTCCGTGGCGTCTATTTCGAGTTCAATAGGCGCCACCTTTACCTTACTCATCTCATCCTCATTGCCTTGTCGCCGGCCAGCGGAACGTTTAAACCTACTGCGCGTTGATCTCCCCACCTCTTCCGGTGTTTCGTATGCCGCCGGCAGCTACTTCGTGGGCGTCCTGCCTTGGTGGGGTGTTGCTGGAGTTAATTAAACACAATGTTTAATGTTGTGTCAACATTATGAGTAATTAAGAGTAAACAAAAAGTTTATAACGAGAGGTGGGTTAGTGCAGGGAGTATGTTTATGGGTCTATTCTTTGGTTTTAAAAACATCTATGAGGGCTAATGGTATGCGGTATGAGGATGAGTTTTTCGCAGAGATGCACCCGCAAATAGCGCAGGTTATCGGGGTAGCGGTTATGCAGCTACTGGTTGAGAAGCAAGAGCCGTCAAGAGAGGCGCTGATAGAGATGATTCAAGTGTTGTGGCAGGAAGACCATGTCGATCTGGCTGTGGTATTGGCCCTTGACGTTCTGTCGCTACCAAAAGAATAGGGGCATTAAAAACCCGGCATGGTGGCCGGGTTGGATTCATAAACTAAATTACTGGAGCATTGACGCAGCGTTTAACATCTTTTCATAATAAAAATTCATATCTTCTTTACTGTACGCATTTATAAGGTTATCTGCATGTTTTTCAAGAAGATTTATTTGCTGTTTTGCGGTTTTTTCTTGTGCTGTAGTTTCAGCTGCATAAATAACAAATGAGTCGATATTATGTTTGTAAATTTCACATGCTTTTGAGATTGTTAAAGCACTAACAGCAGCCTCACCCATTTGTTTTTTAATATTTTCTGAACGGAAATCTAAAGTTTCTGTAAGATGATATTTGCCATTCTTTAGCAAGAAATCGGCAACTAAGCCTTCGTCATCGCTTATAGGATAGTTAGCAACAATCTTGTGCTGATAAAGGTCTTCAGAGTATTTGCTAAAGATTCCGTGCTGCATGAAGGTTGACTTTATTTCAAAGAAAACTTTTCTTTTCAGTTGCTTGTGAGATTGCTTCTGTGGATTTACTAACCTGTTCATCAAATCATTAATTTTTGTTTCGTAATTATCATTACTTGGAATGGTAAACATACCAAAAGAAGATAATGATAACGATCCCTTAAAAAGGCACGGAAGAAGTTCAACGTCGTTAATTTTGTGTGACAAATCAAAAAGTGAGCTTGAAAGATCTTCCAAGTAATTTTGTGAAAGACCTTTATCAATTGCTTTAAGCTTTGAAACTGAATTAAGCATGCGTACGTCTATGTCGGAGTCATGGTAAACGATCAAGCCAACGTTAATCGTTTCACCTTTCTCAAGATTCGGCGTAACTCTGATTAAGCTGTATTTGAAAGTTTTCAAGAGGTTATCTCCAGTCTTATAGCGTTTATTCGCTCAATCCTTTCTTCACTATCCCACCATTTCAAAAAATATTCTTTATGCATTGGTGGCATCCATGCGACAGGCATAGATTCCAGTATATCAGAGATGGTAGCAACTCCAATTTTCTCAATCTTGTCAAGTACTGACAATGCGCACATTCTTAATTCTGGTGTATCGCCGACAAATTGCTTAGCTATAGACCAGTTTGTTGATGTGCTTGAATCTGTGGGGAGTGTGTGCGGGGTGCTACGTGGCCAACCGATAACAAAAGAGCTCAAGCTAAAATCGAACGTTTTTACTATGATGTGACCGCGCGTATTTTCCATGTAAAGGTAATTATTGAGATGGCGATCAATGTTGTACACGAATTGGTCAAAAGCATAAATTGCCCATAGCTGTTTTTTCAATGACTCAGAGGCGTTCGCCAGCAAATTGATCCATTGCGGGCCGTTAAGTCCTGACTTCCATGCAGAAAACTCAATACGAGAGCCAAATACATACTCGCCATCAGCGATACACTTAAGAATCTTACAAACAGGTGTTGCAATCCCACATCTTTCAGCCAAATTTGTGCAAAACCACTCTGCAGCAGGTACTTGAGTGGGGTTTTGTACAGGGAAAGGAGGTGCGGCTTTCATGCTTTTAACCGCATACTCCATCTCATCAGTGGCAATAGCAAAGCCAGAAAGATGCACTGTACCCAAGTTTGACGGAGTATATTCATTGAATTCTAATTCAAATAAACTCCCTTGTTCCGGGTCTGGCTCGCTATTGCTTGGATCTTGTTCTTCTGCCATTTGCTTTTTACCCCACAAAGAAGACATATAAACCTCATGAAATTAAAGTAACATTATGATGTTATTATCTTTTTCTATCCCAGCCTCTCATGGCGAGCATAGCCAAGTTATCCCCTCATACTTCATGTGTGTAAGCTGGGAGGAGAGAGTGTGTTAGGTTTCGAAATGTGTGGTCGAGCGAAGCCTAACCAGGGTAGTTACTCCGTATCACCCTTAACCCGCCGCCCCATGTACTTCGCATACAGCTCATCGAGCTCTTTGAGACGCAGAGATACGATCCGCAGCATGTTCTGTTGCTCTTCTTCGTTGGGGAGTTGGTTATAGAGTTCCAGCAACCGTTTCTCGTCCGGGCGTAAACCATCATTTGCATCGACGTCCTGACCTAAAACCCACTCAAGGCTTACGCCAAGAGCATCAGCGAGCTTTATGGCAGAGCTCTTTCCAATCGCTCCCCGCACAAACCAGTTGTTAACCGATTGCGAACTTACACCACAAATTCTCGCTATATCCGCTTTGGATATGCGCTTCATCTCAATTATTTCATTGAGCCTTTGGACCTGTGGGTTGTCGGACTGGTGCGTATTTTTTCTCATATATCACGATTTTAAACTAAATGTTTACCGGCTCAACATTCATAAAGTTGACATTAAAATAAACATAATGTTTAATCCCCTCTGTAACTTTAATGGAGTGGTTTATGAACGCATTAGAAAAAGCCATACAGATCGCTGGTGACGCAACGAAGCTAGCAGAAAAACTGGACGTCTCATCTATGACGATTAGCCATTGGAAGCATCGCCATGGGGGAGCCGTTCCTCAGTCTCGGGTTTTCCAAATCTTCCGGGTAACCGGCGTTACTCCGCATGAACTTCGCCCAGATCTTTACCCAAATCCAAACGACGGTTTGTCTTCACAAAATCTGGTGGGATGACCATGCAAACACTTTCCTTTCAACAAAATACCGGATTCAACCCCGGCGCTCTGATAAAGCGAAATCAGGCGAAAGTGGCAGATCACGACGGCATTCGTTCTGCCGTTCGCGCCTGGGCCGCTGCTGAAGGTCAGGATGTTGTTTCGGCATACATCATCGATGAGTGGCGCCAGCAGGGCGGGGAAGAAATTGAATTTCCCGCGGACATCAGCCGCGCCCGCCAGAAACTTTTCCGTTACCTGGATAACGAGGTCGATTCTGAAAAGTATCGCGCGAATGTGCGTCTTCTGACGCCAGCCATCATGGCCGTCCTCCCGTTGGAATTTCGCCACCGCCTGTTGCCTGAAGACAATTTCATGTCCCGACTGGCACGGCTGGAGAAAGAGACCAGCGAAGCGAAGGTTGCCGTTGCCATGGGAGCTCCACGTCATCAAAAGCTGAAAGAACTGAGCGAGGGAATTGTCGAGATGTTCCGGGTTGACCCAGAACTAACGGCGCCACTGATGGCCATCGTCACTTCAATGCTGGGGGTTTTGTAATGTCGGGTATCAAAAAGGCGAAAGCCGCGGTGCTGTAACACCAACGGCTTTCTGGTGCAAAAACGAAGAGGTAATTGCGAGGTAAGTATGTCAGGAACAAAGACTGAGGTAAACGCCCAAGCGACCCATAAATGCTCCTTTTGCGGAGCGAGAAATATTGAGGTTGCAGGCGTTCTCATTGCCGGCCCCGGCGTATCCATCTGTCAAAAATGTGTCTTTCAGTGTGTTGATATTGTCTTTCAACACGCAGACAAGACCGATAAACCAACGTCATAAGTTCAGGGGTATCTATGCGTGACTATGCAACAGTCGCACCGCAATTCTGGCTGGGGAAAACAGGTCGGGAACTGCGGAAAAAAGGCGCTGAAGCGCAGGTGGTCTCGTTTTATCTCATGACCTCGCCACACGCAAACATGCTCGGTTTGTATTACCTGCCAATTCTCTATATCGCCCATGAAACAGGGCTGGGCTTAGAAGGGGCTTCGAAGGGGCTTAAAAGCACCATCGAAGCGGGGTTTTGTAGCTATGACGAGGACACAGAGATGGTCTGGGTGCATGAAATGGCCGCCTACCAGGTAGGCAAGGCATTAAAGCCAGGTGACAACCGTTGTGCGGGGGTCAGGAGTGAGTATGCGTCACTTACAGAAAACCCTTTTCTTTCATTATTTTACGAGCGTTATAAGGATGATTTTCATCTGAATGTCAAACGCGAATCGTGCCCAACGCCAGAAGGGGCTTCGAAGGGGCTTCGAAGCCAAGATCAGGAACAGGAACAGGAACAGGATCAGGAACAAGAACAAGATAAAGATCTTTCGGGGCATGGCTCCGCCACCCCCCCAGATGGTGGATCCTCCGATGAAGCTCCATCTGAAAAGCCGAAAAGCAGTTACCCGGAGGAATTTGAACTGGCCTGGAGGGAATACCCAAAGCGCGCAGGAGGCAATAGCAAGGTCGATGCGTTCAAAGCCTGGACTGCTCGAATTAAATCAGGCGCAACAGCGCAGGAGCTTACCGATGGTGTTCGACGATATGCGGATTACGTCACTGCTGCCGGAAAACTCAACACTGAGTACGTGAAACAAGCGTCCACGTTTTTCGGTCCCTCAAAGCACTACGAGGAGTTGTGGAGCTTCGAAGTACCAACCGGTAAACGGGATCCGAACTCAATATCCCAGCCAGATAAATTAATTCCGAGTGGGTTCAGGGGGTAGTGATGAAAAATATGATTGGTACTGGTAGTGCGCTGGAGCGGCTGAAAAAACTCATCCCTCCGGGTGTAGAGCCTAAGTTTGGCAGTGTAGAGGAGTGGAGAACCTGGCAGGCCGAGGAAGGGCGCAAACGCTGCGAAGAACTGGAAAAACAAAACCAGCGTACCCGTGCTGAAAAAATATTCGGACGAGCGGGAATTCAAGATCTGCATCGGAGCTGCACGTTCGCAAATTACCAGGTGGCAGGAGATGGTCAGCGCCGGGCGCTCACGATGGCGAAAAGTTACGCACAGAACTTCGGTTCAGGGTTCGCCAGTTTCGTATTCAGCGGAGCGCCGGGAACCGGGAAAAACCATCTGGCGGCCGCAATCGGAAATCACCTGCTGGCTGGTGGTCGCTCTGTGCTGGTGGTGACTATTCCTGACCTGATGCTACGTGTTCGCGAGTGCTACGACGACGGGCAGTCAGAGGCTTCGCTTCTGGACGACCTTTGCCGGGTAGATCTGCTCATCCTGGACGAAGTAGGCATTCAGCGCGGCAGCAGCGGCGAAAAGGTCATTCTGAACCAGGTTATCGATCGCCGCCTGTCGTCGATGCGTCCGGTCGGCATCCTGACGAACCTGAACTACGAATCTCTGACGGACACCCTCGGCGCGCGCATTCTCGACCGTCTCCAGATGGACGGCGGCATGTGGGTGAACTTCGACTGGGATAGTTATCGCAAAAACGTCCGCCATCTGCGCGTCGTTAAGTGAGGAAAACATGGCTAGAGCATTTTCTGCTGTTGAGCGCCGGGAGTATGTCCGCGCAGTGATTCGTATCACCAGACATCAGGGGCGACTCACGACCGCCGAGGCAATGAAAAAACTGGGGCTGAGCCGCGCTACTGTCCAACGGTATTTTTCCGAAGCAGAAGCGACTGGCGAGGTTGTCCGGCATGGTCGTTTGGGGCTTTTCCGCGATCAGCGGGCCGTCATCGACTTTGACATGAAGCGTTTTGGCCTGGTGCCGAAAGTTGCTGTTGGGATGAATTACAGCCTGCTTGGCAGTCCTGTTTTTCAGCGAGTTTTAGATGTTCAGGAGGCTATTCATGGCTAAGAATTCAATCGATGTATACGGTGCCAGCGGCAAAACAAACGTGCTCAATTTCGAGCCTGAAAACCTGCACCTGGTCACCGATAAGACCCACCCACTTTATGATGAGCGGGTACACCTGCCTATTGAGGAAGGGATGGTACTGAACATTGCGGAGCTGGGTGTACTTGAGCCGATCATCGTCTGGAAAGACCCTGAAACGGGGCTCACCTGCGTAGTTGTTGGCCGTCAGCGCGTTAAACATACCCTGGAGGCAAATAAACTCCGTCTGAAAGAAGGCAAAGACCCACTGCTTGTACCTGGAGTCGTTAAGCGCGGATCAGCAAATCAGATGGCTAAATACATGGTCAGTGAAAACGAAATTCGCCGACCTGATACACCGCTTGGCCGGGCTAAAAAAATGTCAGACGCGCTCGACCGCGGGCTCGATGAGGACGACATTGCGGTGTTGTTTGGCTGCAGCGTTCAGACCGTTCGTGCAACGCTCTCCCTTCTCGATGCCACTCAGGCCGTCCGGGAAGCGGTGGAGGCTGGAACTGTCACCGTTACCCAGGCACGTCAGCTAGGTGCGCTCACACCTGAAGAGCAGCGGGCAAAAGTAGCAGAAATCGAGCGGGCAACAGCTGGTACTAATGGCCACGAAAAAGCTCGTCGACAACGCCAGATTCTCGGTGAAGCAAAGCCGCGTCTCAAATCACGCAAAGAAATCACAAAAGCCCTCGAAGGTGCCAGCGGTGAATACGCGGCGGCTCTGCGCTGGGTGCTTGGGGAGGCTGTATGACAATCGTAAAAACCCATACCGGCACCGTGATCACCAAAGACGGTCCGAAGGTAAAAAAACTGCACCAGACAGAGCGGATGTGGGTCGTCGGCAAAAACGAGTTTTACCACAAAGAAACCGGGCGCCGTCACTTTGCAGAAAATACGCGCCGCCGGTTGTTGTTGGAAACGATTGAGGCGATAGATGGTTCACATGACTGAACACGTCGAAAAATACACAAACAAGGCTATAGAAATCATTGCCGACTATATCCAGCGCACTAACAAGAAAAACGAGCAGTTGCAGGAAGCGAAGGTGCGCTTGGATAAAAAAATCGCTCTGTTCGCAGACGATGAGAACTGCAACACAAACAGGCTGATGTCCGTATTTTTACCAGCAATGACCAGCCATACCCGAGATGGCTTTTTCGAAGAGATAGAAGCGGCGTTAGAAGGGGCCGACAAATGATAACCGGGACTACTAACTATGACGATGTGGCAGAAGTCCGCTGCAATTTGTGCGGCGGTTATTACAAAGCCGACGATCCGGAAAGTCACGAATGTGAGGATGCAGCATGACTGATATCACCGAACTGGCGCAGAGAGCCAGAATCAACGCTGAATGCGGTGAGCATCTTTCCCCGGCGGAGACCATGGAGCTGGTAGAGGCACTGGCATCAGAGAAACGTATTTGCGCAACGTGGAGAAAAACAGCTAAGTCGACCGGTGAAAAGCTGGAGAAGGCGCAGACCATCAACGCAGCAGCCGAAAAACTGGTCCGCTGCAAAGGTCGCTATCACAGCGAGCAGAACTATCGAGCGCTGGCGGCGCTGTTTGGCGTGAACACTCCAGATCTGCCGACGCTGGAGCATGAAAACGTCCATTATGGCGATACTGCAGAGATGGAGATTGAAACACTGCGCCAGCGCATCGCCGAGCTGGAGCGCGAACAGGAGCATCTTCGACCAGTCGGTGTGATGAGCGAGCAAGCATTTCACCGTCTTGAAAACAGAGAATGTCGCTTTATTGCATTGTGGCCGCGCCCCGGCATCTTTTTGCCACGCAAGCGCCCCGAGGATGGCGTGATCGTTTATGCGCGTACAGCTGCCGCCGCTGGCATAAAGGTGGAGGCTGATTGATGGCCGTAACAAAAATGATATGCGTCAGTTCCACTACGCCAGCCTGGTTTACTCCGGGCGCCGTATACGACTCAGAACCCCACGGTACCGATATCTGCATTTGTGGTGACAACCTCGTTTCAGACCTCAACAAAGAGGACTGGTACGAAATGAGCCAGCGCGCAGATGGGCTGTGGTTCTTAATCGGTTTTCAGCAGGCAATTTTATTTCGGGGAGCCAACCAATGACCAAATATGAATTACTCGACTCAAAAATAATGAGCAAAATTGATGCGCACCCTACGCCATTTTCCAGTCTGTACGTCAGGGATGTAGCAGAAGAATGCGTCCGTATTGCAAAGGATGAGAATAAGCCAGAACCTTTCCGCATTCTCGATCGCCGGCTTCAGGCGCTACGTAAAGCGGGAAAAATCCGCAGTACATCCAAGGGCTGGGTGAGGGCTTAACCAATGACCAGCAAATTAACCAGAGAGCAGCTTCACGAACGCGCTCGTGAAAACGTCAAAGCGCTGAAAATGGCATCACGACAGACAGCATTCGAAAGCGCTCGCGAAGAAATATTGGCAGACCTGCAGCTGGCTGAACTGGCGCTGGCCGCAATGGAAAGCGAGCCGGTGGCGTGGACTGATGAAGAAGAACTGCGCGATGTAAATGATGCTGGAATCGGCTATTTGTTTGGCATTGACCGAGAAGCGAATAAATTTGCCGATCCGCGTCGCCAGATCATGCTCTATCGCCACGCGCAGCAGCCGGTAGTGCCGGAGGAAGCCACTTCGGACAGTATCGAGATTCTTGCCAGTGCCAGGCGTCGTGACCACGCTGTATTCCAGTGGGATGAAGACCAACGAAATGCGGCCGCTGATTCCTGGAATGCCTGCCGCGCCGCCATTCTCGCAGCCGCCCCGCAGTCACCCGGCAGTGAACCCGCTACCGTGCCGGGTAAATGGATTCCGGTACGCGAGCGGATGCCGCCACGTCGTTATGAGGTATTGGTCGGGCGTTGGTGGGGAGAGAAGCCGCGGTGGTGTTGCAAATGGGCAACGTATATCCCTGGCCACCCTGATTCGCAGAGTAGCGGCTGGCTTATCCCCGGCGGGTCGTGGACACCAACCCACTGGATGGAGTTGCCAGCAGCGCCGCAGGAGGTGAGGTGATGGACTCTTCCCTGGAATATGCCTGCAAACGCCTGCAGGAACTGGAAAGCCAGTTGCTGGTGGATGTGCCTGAAAAAAGGTATTGCAACATGATAAAACCCGCTTCGGCGGGTTTTTTATTATGGAAAAACATCAATCTAAACATAAGCATGGTGTTGGCAAAAAGTGCTGCAGAGGGGTTGAACATTTCATGCAACCGGTATACTGTTTATTTGTACAGTATTCATGTGAGGTGCTAACCATGAAAGTTGAAGTCACAATTGATAAACATAAAAAACTTCCTGATGGCGCCATACCTGCGCTTGAGCAAGAATTGCTGCGCCGCTTGTCCCAGTCTTATGATGACTGCAAATTAACCATTCGACGCACAAGCAACGATGGCCTTAGCATTTTGGGCGGCGCTGATGGCGATAAAAAACGCGTTGAGCAAATTCTGCAAGAGACATGGGAAAGCGCGGACGACTGGTTTTACTGATTCACCTTTTGGTGGCTGGCATTTCCCAAAGCATCGCAATGGGCGCGTCCCTTTGATGCTGTCACCGGACTTTTTTATTTGCGTCTGTATGTCGCTCAGGGGGTAGTGTGAGTGATGGTATTGAGGTTCCTACTAATCATTCCTGGTACGATGTCGTCAGGAGATCGGATGGCACCATTATTTGTAGCTTCCCGGCCGAAGGAAGGCATCTGATTTACAGGGTTAATGGCATAATTTCAATGCGACCTTTATTGCCCGAAGAAGAAGTTTTTACTCTAAACGGATTTATGAAATTTGCGGAACGACTTGGCTACCGAGTTCTCCCACCTTCTGATAATATGAAATCAACGGCCTGAACAACCGTTACCTACTGCGCCACGGAGAGAAGCCATGGCGCAATTGCACTTAATAAAACAATCTCAAGGTATCCTGATCCCCGCGACGCCGGAGACCAGTGATTTTCTGCAATCAAAATGCAAGCTCGGATCCGTTCTGGAAGCCGATTATAAGCTTGTCCGCAATCCGGCGTTTCACCGCCGTTATTTTGCTTTACTCAATCTCGGCTTTGAATATTGGGAACCTACCGGCGGGGCGATTTCGTCTAACGAGCGCAGGCTTATCACAGGTTACGCCAAATACCTTGCTGCACATGGCGGGAGTGAATCGGCGTTGCTTGATGCCGCCGGGCAATATCTCGACCGGATAGCTGAGAAGCGATCCGGCTATATCAGTATTTGCAAATCCTTCGATGCTTACCGGGCGTGGGTCATCGTTGAAGCCGGCCACTATGACGCCATACAGCTGCCGGACGGCACGCTGAAAAAACACCCTCGCAGCATTTCTTTCGCAAGCATGGACGAATGCGAGTTCCAGGAACTGTACAAAGCATCGCTGGATGTTCTCTGGCGGTGGATCCTCTCTCGTTCATTCAACAGCCTGCAGGAAGCTGAGAACGCCGCCAACCAGCTTTTAAGCTTCGCGGGGTGATGCCGATGAAATACTCATGGTTTCAGCATCCCGAATGCACTGCGGAGCAGGCAGAACAGTTGGTGTCCAGATATCAGGCGCGTGGCATCGTCACCGAGAAAAGCCTTAACCCGGATTATCTGAGCTGGACGGTCAGCGCCAGGCTGCCGGTTTGTGCTCGACCGGAGTATACGCCGCGATCACTTCGTCAACGGATTTGGGGGTAAGCATGGCTAATCTTCGCAAAGCGGCGCGCGGCCGCGAATGTCAGGTTCGTATCCCGGGCGTCTGCAACGGTAACCCTGAAACCACGGTATTGGCCCATATCCGCATTGCTGGATTGTGCGGGACCGGAATTAAGCCGCCTGATCTGATCGCCGCTATCGCCTGTTCATCCTGTCACGATGAAATAGACCGCCGCACGCGCCTGGTAGATGCGGAGTATGCGAAGGAGTGCGCGCTGGAGGGAATGGCCAGAACGCAGGTTATCTGGATGAAAGAGGGGCTGATAAAAGCATGAACCAATATCGAATTTCATTACCCTGGCCACCAAGCAACAACCGCTACTACCGGCATAACCGGGGGCGCACACACATCAGCGCGGAAGGGCAGGCATACCGCGACAGTGTCGCCAGAATCATCAAAGACTTGATGCTTGATATCGGCCTTTCCACGCCACTGAGAATCCGTATTGAGTGCCACATGCCGGATCGCCGGCGCCGTGACCTGGACAACCTGCAAAAAGCTGCATTCGACGCCCTGACGAAATCGGGTTTCTGGCTCGATGACCAGCAGGTTGACTACTACAGCGTGAAGAGAATGCCTGTCGTCAAAGGTGGGCGGCTTGAGCTAACCATTACCGAAATGGAGGCCGCATGAGCCGTGACGTTATCGAACGCATCCGCGACCGCTGGCAAAAGCTCCGCCTCCTGCGTAGCCGCGGCACCGTGCTGGTTGACTACAAAATATTACGCAATTTCGTCCGTATCTATAAGCGCCTGGGAGAAGAAGCATGACAGCTCAATACTTGGAATTTGTTCGCCAGCAGCTGATAGTGGCCACCGCCGATCTGAGCGGCGCGACGAAAGGGCAACTGGTAGCCTTTGCAGAAAACGCACAATTCACCGCTACGGCGCGCAGCCGGAGGAGGAAGAAGGTATATAGCGAGGTGAAGCAAAAAATGGTTAACCCGGATGGGCCGCCGATGAGCGGCAGCCAGTCCCGCGCTAAGGGTTCATCAATCGCTCTCGTTCTGCCCGTTGAATATTCGACGGCAAGTTGGCGACGGGCTCTGCTGTCGCTGGAAGACCACCAGAAAGCGTGGCTGCTGTGGAACTACAGCGATAATATCCGCTGGGAACACCAGGAGACGATCACCCGGTGGGCATGGGGGCAATTCAACGAAAAGCTGGCCGGCGTGCGCATTGCAAAGAAAACAGTCGATCGCCTGCGCCAACTTATCTGGCTGGCCGCGCAGGATGTCAAAGCCGAGCTGGCAGGGCGGGAGGCGTATGAATATCAGGCGCTGGCGGAGCTGGTTGGTGTAGCAAAGTCCACATGGACAGAAACCTACCTCCCTCATTGGCTGGCGCTGCGCAGCAGTTTTGTGAAGCTTGATAGCGACGCTCTCATATCGGTAACGCGATCACGTTCACAACAAAAGGCGACAAATTTAGATGTAAGTCTTGCAAAACCGAACTGAAAGGCATATATTTCATGTAAATCTGATATCGTCGCCATAGCTTCGATTGTCGACACAAAGAATTCAAGCCCGAGGTTAACGCCTTGGGCTTTTTGCTTTCCGGCGACACGACAGGGGTATTCGCGAGATGCATTGCATCAGTACCCCTGTCACATCGTCGTAGAGCATTGAAACGAGTTTCATCAGATGTTAAATTTTTGGTGTGGTGAATCCCCCTATGCGGAGGGGCATTGCCAGTCTGATATGTTTTTTTGCGCATTGCGAGTCGTCTGTGGACTGGCGGCGACTTACCGGGAGGCACCCGGCACCACACCTAATAAAAAATGATGATAGCTGTAAGGCCCACTTCGGTGGGCTTTTTCTTTGGGCAAAAAAAAGCCCGCATGGTTTCATGCAGGCAAGGCAGTTACATTTAGATTTTGTCCCGGTATATGTTTTTTGTCCGGAAGTCGAAAGATACTGTCTCGAATACATTTTGTAAATAACGGATTCAAATCACAAGGCCATGCATTTGCATGGCTTTTTTATTATCAGGTCCCGCGGAAATCATCACCGACATGCTTCGTTGTTAAATCCAGCCTGACGGGCCTGACCTTCTCACACACAGCTTCCCGATCTTTCATCGGAGGCGGTAACTATGGCTAAGCGTATGCAAGACAAAGAGAGCATTGCCGGGATGTCCTGGCTGGTTCTGCTGATCATTGCTTGCTGGGGTGGACTTGTCCGCTACCTGATAGATGTGAAGCAGAGCAAGGCAACATGGAGCTTGATCAATGCTCTTGCCCAAATGGTGGTTTCAGGGTTTACCGGCGTTATTGCTGGCCTGGTGAGCATTGAAAGCGGACTGAGCATTTACATGATTCTGGCAACCGCGGGGATAAGCGGCGCGATGGGCTCCGTAGCGCTCACGTATTTCTGGGAACGAATCACCGGAGTGAAAGCACAATGACAGCAGACCAGATTATCGAGGGGATCCTCGGCAAGGAGGATGGTTATGTCGATCATCCGTCGGATAAAGGCGGGCCGACCCGCTGGGGCATCACGCAGACCACCGCCCGTGCACATGGCTACACCGGTGATATGCGGAACCTGCCCAGGGAAACAGCAAAGCAAATCCTGCTGAGCGATTACTGGACCGGCCCCCGGTTTGACCAGGTGGCAGCTCTATCTACGTTACTGGCAGATGAGCTTTGCGACACTGGCGTGAACATGGGGCCATCTGTAGCCAGTAAGTTTTTCCAGCGCTGGCTGACCGCAATGAATATGCGCGGAAAGCTGTATCCCGATCTGATTCCGGATGGTGCCATTGGTCCCCGAACCATCACCGCGCTTAAGGGATACCTTTCCGCCCGCGGGAAAGAGGGTGAACAGGTTCTGTTGCGTGCGCTGAACTGCAGCCAGGGTGCCAGATACCTCGAACTGGCGGAGGGCCGCGAAGCCAACGAGGATTTTCTCTACGGCTGGGTTAAGGAGCGTGTCCTGTGAAGATGATCATTTTCGCTTTGCTTGTGCTGGTGGCTGTGCTCGTTCTGTTACTTCTGCGCAAATATACCCGGCTGGAG